ACGGTCTTCTCTGCATACAATATCCCGTAACGGAATGTTGCAGTGAGCGCGGCCCAGGTAAGATTATCGGCGTCAAACTTGCCGGCGGACGGTGAATCCGTCTTTGTAGCCAGTTGCCCGGTAAGCTCCTTTCCCCCGGTTGTGTATCCGTTTGACGGGCTTGCGACCTCTTCCACTTCCGGGCTCGGGGATATCATCACGTCTGCAAGCACAGCATCAGACACGTCGGGCGAGTATGAGCTTGTCACGAGGGCAAGCTTCAGGGTGTCTTCGGCGAGGTTGATCGTGCCGTCCAGTACATATTTTCTAACACTGCTGTAAAGTGTAAACGAGCTTGCCATGGCATTTCTCCTTTTATGATGATAGTTTCTGCTTTATCAGCAGCTTTATTTCCAGCGTGCCTTTATCAACGCTGTACGATTCCGGGACCGCTTCATAAGCGCCGTCTTCGGCGGCAACGGTAACAAGGCTGTAGTTTTCTACAATGTACCGCGCGAAATCTACACATGTAATTGAGGCGTCGGGCACCTCTATCACAATGTCCCTGTCGCCGTCGGAATGCCCGGTGTCAGTTATTACGACACCGCCGTCAAGCGTGGCCGTCCTGGAAACGCGACGTGCGCCCTGCCTGTTTTTGACGGCAATGACGCGGGAAATGTCGAATATCATGTTGCCGTCGATGTCAAATGTTTGTGTCGATATGCCGATCATGGCAGCACCAGATGATTAGATGTGTAGAGGTTTGGAGGGTTAGCTAAACCTCTAACCTTCCAACCTTCCAGCCTTCTTGCTTTTAATTTCATCGCTATGCTCCTACCAGGAAATTTTGCCCTTCTGCTGTTGCGCGGATCTGTATTGCAGAGAGTATTTCAAACATGAATGCTTCCAGGTGCGGGGCCAGGCCGGATCCGTCTATCTGGATGAGCGCTTCGCCTTTCTGCATGGATTCGGTGCGCGCCTTGATGTTTTCTATCTCAGCCTGCGTGAGCTGCGTCTGCATATCAAGGGCAACGTTCCTGCGGTAATTTTCTGCATGTATTTGATCCATGATGAAGGACAGGTTGCCGCCCTTGCCGAGGGCGTCCGAATAGCTTTTAACCATTGATGAGAGCGTCTCGCCCGTTGATGTTATGGTGTTGTCTATGGATTTAAACGTATATTCAAGCCGCTTTGAGGCCGCTTCGACCTGTGCTATGTCGAGGCGCGCCTTCCATTCGAGGGACTTCTGTATGACGTCGCTCTGGGCTTTGATCTTCGCTTCGTCAAGCTTGACCTGCGCCTCGATAGTTTTCTTGTCCGGTATTGCTGAATCAATCTTCTTTTTCTGTTCAGCAAGTTTTGCCACATCGACTGCAACCGACGCCTGTACAATCTTGACGCTGCCGTCCGGGAACGTCGTTGTAATCAGGTTCTTTGTGCGCTCAATAGTCGTGCCGTCTGCGAGCACTTCGACGGTTAATGCCTTTTTTTCCGGGATCTGCTCTGTTAATTTGATAAATTCTTTATTTACCTGCAATGCAGTTTCATACCCTAATGTTTTTAATTCGGTCGATATGTTGTCCGGGATTGACTTGACCGTTGCTCCGAAGTCCTTCACGTTCGTTGTTGCCACGGCTGTGGTCTTTGAAAGGGCGCTCTGCGCATCGTTTGCGTTGAACAAATCATAGACCCAGGCTCCGACGCTTTCCCCTGCCTGCTTTACGCCGGGGATATACTGAGCAAGCGCCCCGACAGCAACGCCGGCGGCTACCGCGAACGCAGCAAGGGCGAGGGGGCTTGCGGCCATTGTAGCATTAAGGGAAAACATGCCGAGTTCCATTGTTTTCAATGCGCTGACAAGCGTTATTATGTGGGGCCCGATCATCCCCGCCGAGGCGAATATCAGGAATATGTCCCGGATAGGGTCCAGGTACGTGGTGGTAATATAGAACATCTTCGCCATGCCGAGAAGGTTGCCGACAAAATCCGCTGTTCCCTCCGATATTGAGCTGAACTGCGTTATCCCTTCGCCGATGAGGGCAAAAAGCGGCTTCATGCCGTCGATAATGCCTGCCGTCATATTGTTGAGCGCGGAAAAACCGTCTATTATTTTCTGGATAAACGTTTCAAGCCCGGAGCTTGTCATCAGGTCTATGTCGCCGAATATCGCCTTGAATGAGCTTGATATAGCGCTGCCGAGATTGCCGAATGAATTCAGCAGGCCGCTCCAGTCTATATTAGCCAGGGCAGCGGGAAGGTTCTTTGCAATTATCAGCAAATATTCCCTTGTCTGCACTGAAAATCTGTTGAGCGCATCAAAGACGGGGTTGAACGTGCCGGAGTCAACAAGGCTTTTAAGTACATGCTCTATTTCAATACCGCCGGATATTACGCCGGTTATCGAATCCTTGAATTTGCTGCCTACGGCTATTGAGAGGTTTTCTATGCCGGTCATGAATTTTTTGATGACAACTTCCGGTTCAGCCATCCTGACGGCGACCTCTTTTGCGGCCGATCCTGCCGCTCCGAGGGCGACCTTTGTTATTTCTGACGATTTGGAAAGTCCGTCAAATACCTCGGCCATCCTTGCAGATTGCTGTATACCGACTAACTGCTGCGTAACAAACAACTTCTGATTCTGGTCAAGCCCCTGGAAGGCTTTTGAGACGTCGAGCAGTATGTCTTTGCCCGAGCGCAACTGCCCGTTTGCGTCCTTCTGTGACACACCTATGGACTTGAGCGCATCCTGAACGGGTTTACTGTCGTCAATCAATCTGAGCAAGCCGGTCTTTAATGCTATTGCCGATTCGTTGCCTGAACGGAATACCTCAATAACCGGCGTCAGTATGCCTGCCGTTTCTTCAAACGAGAAACCCATTGTCTTTGCAATGGGCGAAAGTTCAGCCATACCGGCGGCCAACTCTTTCACATTCGTCGCATAATTATTTGATACCTCGTTTAAGATATCAACGAGCCTGCCCGCTTCAGACGCCGGCGCCTTGAACCCTTTCAGCGCGGATACAAGCAGTTCGCTTGCCTCGGCGGCGGATAAATCGCCCGCGATAACCAGGTCAAGGCTTGCCTTAGTCAACTCCATGGATTCTTTCAGATCAAACCCCGCCTGCTTAAAGTTTGCCATACTTTTCAGGATCGCCGAGCCGCTTTCGCCGTATGCTTCTGACAGATTTAGCGCCTCCTTCTGCGCGGATTTGAGGAGCGGTATCTCGCCGTCGCTCAATACCTTGTTGAGGTCGGCTGTCGCCGCTGAAAAGCTGACTGTCTTGCTGTATGCGTAAAACAGGCCGGCGGCTGTAAGCGTAATAAAGGCGGCGTCCACCTTCAGCACCATGTCGGCCAGGCTCGACAACGACCCGGACAGCCCTTTTATGCCGGATCCAAAGTCGCCCAGCTCACCGGACAGCCTCCTGGTCGTTACGGACAGCTCATCTTTGCCGGCAAATATTATCGATACGGTTTTCTGTAGATCGGCCATGCTATTTACCTTTATTTTTCATGTCTTCGTAAAATCTTTCCCACAATTCTATTTCAGCATTGGTCAAAAACCCTTCCGGGAATATATCCGGCCTTGCTTCATACAGGAATCGCCCTCTCAGGTGACACAGCGCAAGCGACGTCCTCACGCTGTCGTTTTCCCAGAGGGCTTCTGTTTTCCCGGCACATGGCCCTGCCCTGTCAGCCTGACTATCTCGTTTGTAATGTCGTAGAACTCTATCGGGTATTTATCACAGAGCCTTATCGCAAGCTCGTCATCAACAGCCGGGTCTACAGAGGCAACGACAAGCATGTCTATCCTCTTGACGATATCGGCGGGTGTATCGTCTGAAATGCCGACTAATTTCTTAATCGATTCAGCTTTGTCACCTGCGCCGGATGACATCAGTCCCTGCAGGATTGCCGATATATTCTTGTAGCGCTCAGACGCCTCGTTCACCCTGCCCAACTCTGTGCCTGTCAAGCCGCGCACCCGCCAGGCGGCTTCATCTCCGTCCGGAAAAAAGGCCGCGAGGCCCGGCACCTTTACCGAGCCTTCACGGAATGAGAATTTTTCTGTCTTGAATCTTTTTACGTCAAACGGCATTTGGCCTCCTTCCTATGCTACCACGTCGTCTGCGACGTTCTCTGCAGATATTGTGCATGACGCCTTGATATTATCGCCTGCGGGGAAACTCCGCGTGACACCGAGTATGCCCTGACATGCCAGGTATGGCGCTTTTGTACGGTCAGGATAGAATTTGAACCAGAGGTTCTGTCCTTTGAGCTGTTCGAAGGACTCGTATACACCGGTCTCAAGCATTGCGGTAAAGCTGCCCTGCCCGAGAGATTTCGAGGATGCGCCGACCGTGCCGCCGTAAATCTGCGTTGATGTCACACTGTGGCTTTCTTCCGGGGGTATGAAGTCGGTTGCTTTCGGGACGTTTGCAAATGACGGTTCGTAGTATTCAGCATACACAGGCTTTGCGGCTGGCCCCGTATGGTCCAGCGGGAGGGCTGCGTCAAATGTAACGCCTGCATATCCGGCTGAGCCGCTTTCGACATATGAGCGGTTTTCCTGCCATGTGGGGTAATCGTAACGCTCCTGAGAGTCGCCGGGCACCTGGAATATTTCGTCTGCGTCTACAATCGCTGTTGCCGCTGCGTTGAACTTTACCTGCGCAATCTCGATCGCGCCTACATCGATAAGCGGAGGGCCTCCTGCTGCGTTCCTTGTGGGTGAAAACGATGTGCTTGGTGTGCCGGCAACTACTGCAATTGCCCCGAGCGCTGTCACGGTGATAGAGTTGATGATGTGGGTGTTTGCCGGGGATCCGCCCGACGGCCTGGTGCAGACCACATCGGTGTCTGCCGGTACGGTTGTCTTGACACCCGCGAGATAGCATGTAAGGCCGGACACGTCAACGGCCTCTTTTGTGCCTGATGCGGCAGGAATTACGGCGCCGCCTGTGGCAAGGCCATCCGGCTTGACGTTTGGCTCATACCCTGATTTTTTAGACCAGAAGTTATCGCCGCTTTTAAAATAAAGATGATCTCCGTTGTCTGTAAGCGCCGCCATTGCGACCTTTGACTGTCCTGCTTCGTACTGCAATCTTGCATTTTCTGCTGTTGGCATTGTGTGTACCTCCTGTTTATTTTGTTTTTATGTCTAATAGTTCTTTTGTCCACCCGGACATCGACCTTACCCTGCCTGCCAATACGGGCAGCGCCCTTCTCCATCCTTCCTGATACACTTTGTATTTATCTTCGAGCAGCGGCGCACCGCATACTATTATTCTCCTGTATCCGAGAGCGAGGCCGACCTCGACACCAAGGAGCGTTGACGACCCGGACCGGAAATCTGTATATCCGGGATTATATTTCGGCAGGGGCCATATGTGCGTCACCATCTGACGGCCTTCATGCATGTGCCCGATGTGGCTGTGAGTTATATAGTCGAGATTGCCGCCCTTTTCGCGGCGTTGTTCCTCATACCCGGCAAACAGGTTCGGGTGATATGACACCCAGTGTTCTATCGGGCGCAGATATTCTATACCCGCACTGTTTATCGCCATGTAATCGGCCCATGTGAGGTCTTCAAAATCAACGTTCTCCAGGTCTTCAAGCATACACTCCGCACCGCCCAGGATTATCAATATGTCACTATTCTGCATTGTAAGGATCCCCCTTATTTGTGATGTACGACACCCTGAAGACTGCATATACCCCGACAGACAAATGTCCTTCGTCCGGATAGCTGTCTACGCCTCCGACATCATACTCTATTGCGTCTGCATATCCCCCGCACGTAGACGATTCGGGCAGCACGCCGGTTATCGCCCCTGAGATTGTCGCTACGTTGAGATTTGTGCCCACATCAAGGTTCTCACCTTGATACTCCTTTTTTAATCGTCTCAGCGTCAAATTCCCTCTTGCATCCCCCCCGGCCCATGTGCCGGATGTTACGGATACTGCGGTTACGAGGGCGGAGGCGCCGCTTGTATGGCCGGTTATAGTATCGCCGGGCTTAATCTCGTATGTGCCGCCGGACGTAAACGGCAGCGTCCATTTTATGCCGGTCATTACTTCGATGATATCGCCAAGCATCTGCTCTGCAATCACAGACGGATTTATCGCGCCGAATTCAGCGAGGCCTTCCACTCTCAACTGCATTGATATCCGGCTTTTCCCGTATTCCCGCACCGCTGTTTCGGGCATGGGCCACACGACAAAACACGACAGTTCTGACGGATCAACATTCTGGCGGCACCTGAACACATGCTGGCCGCAGTTCGTGTTGTAGTAATTGGCAACAGTCGCCTCGGCGAGCTTTGCAATGATAGCCAGGATTGAGCTTTCTCTTCGGGTGTTGCTCATAGTTTCCTCATTTCGTTGTTAAGGACACGTTCATATTCAACCTGCAGGCGGGCGTCGGCCTGCCGCATAACCGTATCTATGGCCATTTTACGTTTAAGTATATCGGGGATCGACGGCCCGAATAGCTGTTCAATTGGAAGTCTGAATTTTATCGGCAGGGCGCCGTAGTTCATTTTCTTGTTGACCGGTTTCCTTTTGTCTTTGTATTTACGCCAGAATGCGCCTTTGTGGCCACCTTTCATCGTTGCGAGAAAGGCGTGCTTTATAACGGTAGGCGTGGAGCTTTTGAGCACCTGTACTTTTATGCCGGTTTTCATCTGACTCACTTTATAATACGATAAGGGCATTACTTTCCCTTCGGATCTGACATATGCTGACGGATCCGCCGAGGTTGCCTTCTTGATTGATATTGACGCGAGCATCTTGCCGTATGCCGCCGTTACTTCTTGCTGCGCCGCACGCGCCATGTCGGTTCTCACGCCGGTCGCGGCCTTGTTCATCGCCTGCTGGTGTATCTTCCTCTGCATGTCGGGCATCCCGGAAAACACGCGGATTGCTTTATCAAGCTGCACCTGGTTAACCTGCACTGAGTATTGTCCCATTATTTCACCACCAGTTTTAATATGCGGCCGTCGTTCTCTTTTACAGACTGCACCGTATATGTCGTTGTGCCGGCCAGGAATGTTGCCCCTCTCTGCGGGGTTTCCGATACCTCGGATACCAGGCATTCAAGTATAGTCTGCCGCTCAACCGCCTGGGCGTTAAAATCAAAAGGCTGCATCTCAACGTCTTTCATAACCCAGACTTTGCAGGCGCAAGCATCGCCTGTGACAGGGGTATATGTCGCGTCTTCCCCTACAGTGTTAAACAGGTCCGTCATAGCGCTATCAAGGATTGCCTGGATTGTCATGTCTGCCTCTCCACAAGAGATGCTTCTACAGCTCTGCGGCGGATTAAGCCTGGCAGTTTTTTGCCCCCGCCATATATCCACCTGCCGAGTTCGTAAATTACTTCTTCCCAATCCTCCTGATTGATGCGCCGTTTCAGGGTGGACGTCTGGAGCCTGCCGACGCCGAGGTTGAAACAAAAATCAGCTATGGCGGCTAATCTCCTGTCGTCCTTTGCAAGCACCGGGCAGTATTTCATAGCGCCTTTTAACGCCTTCATCATATCCGCATCCAGATATATTTCGCCTTGCTGCTTGTTTATCTGGGGGTGGTCCTTGTCTACCCTCCTGCCCCATCCTATGGTCCAGTAGCTTGCAGGGCAAAGATAGACCTTTGCGCTCCACCCTTCAAAGACCTTTGCTATCTCTTTCGCTATTGACAGCGCCGTCATCGTCTGTATTTCAACACCCTATCCAAAAACCAGAAATTTATTATGCCCGCACATATCGCCTTTTCGGATTCGCCAAACACCATAGGCAGGGTGTCTGCAACTTTCTTAAATGTCACCGGTTCTGTCGTGGCAAAAAGAAGCGTTATAAAACCCGCTATTATGACCGCCGGGTACAGAATGACAACCCATTGCAGGGTGATTGCCGGGCGCATCAGCTTCGATAACCCGTCAATCCACTTTACACCAGACGGTTTGTCCTGGCCTCTGATGGCTTCAACCAGGGCGTCCATTGCGCCGGTGTCGTATTCTTTGTCCGCTTCCGCTTTTATCTCGTCAATCTTCTGGTTCCCCCGGAGCGTCTGAAATTCGAACGCCTTACCCTGCATCGCAAGTTCGTGGGCGCGTTCGTTTTTTCTGTCGAGCCATTTGAACACCTCAGGCACCAGCCTGAATACCCCGCCTATTGCCCCGCCGATCAGGGTTGATGCTCCGCCCGTTAAAAGACCTGCTATTGTTTCAAACATTTTGTACCTCTCTCTTTGCAAAAATTGCATCGTTCCGGTATAAACCGGATGTTGTTAATGTTGTGTTCTATGTCTCTAAGGTCGTCGCCTGCCGGCCTTATCCATTGCCCGTAGCGCATTATCCGCCCGCATGAACATTTTTTTAATATATATTTCTTCCTCGCCATCTCATTATCAAAACGCCTTGATCCTGCAAAGGGCAAGAACAAGGATAGTCACTGCACCGCCGACAACTGATCCGAAAAAATTCAGGACGGTTTTATAGGCAAACTGTCTTTCGAGCTTGGTTAACCGCTCACTGAGGTATTGCAGCGTATTAAAGATCATCCACTCTTTTTGCTCAGGAGAAGCTTTTTCCCAGTCTTTTTCGTTCACCACTATAAAACCATTTGCCATTTTAATGCCTCCCCTTTAACGATATTTGTTTATCAGATTTATCACCGCATCTCTGCTTGCAAACCCTTTCTGCTTCCATACCGGATTGGGAGCAAGGGCTTCTTCGGTAACAAGGTTGCCTTCTTCCTCGCTGCCTGATACCACTACTGTCATATAGTCATCGTCCATGCTGTGTATGCCCTCCAACTCCGCGATTGCCTGTTCTTTGTACTCAGGCATTTCCAGCAGGTTTACAAAATCCTGTGTTGTGTTTATATGCTTAGGAAATCCGTACATTTAAGCCTCCTCATGATAATGTGTAATATCTATCAATTTTTTTAATTGTTGCCACAAAAGGCATTTCGGATCCGTATTTTTCCATTTGCTCTATCAATATCGATGATCCGGAAAAAACAACAAATTTTATATTGTCAAGTTCGAATTGAAGTGTAAGACATCTGTTGCTGCCATCCTTAAATTTACTGTTGCGTATCTTATAGCCGGTCAACATTATTTCCTTGTTGATTACGCTGTCCAGTTTCATTTTTGCGCCTTCAAGCGGGGCCTGTTCTTTCGCAAAATCCTTGAATTTTTTAGGCTGCAAATATCGCCCCCTTAAGCTCATCGAGCCTGAGCCGTTTTTCCAGGTTGTGTGTATTGGCCCACCTCATCCAACCTGCCATAGATGCGATAGATGACCTGAATTGATCAAACGTGATTTTCCCTTTTGCAAGAAGCAACGGCAATTTCTTATATCTTTTCATTATTCTTTTTGCGGTTGATTTTCGCAGCAATACATATTTTTTAAAATGCCTGTAGCCTAAAAAATCAACACCATGGGAAACAGGGAAGACTTCACATATGCTAAGCTTGAGCTTCAAGCTGTCGGCAACAAATGAACGGATCGTGTTTTTCATGTTGGAAAGGTAGCTTTTATCATCGTGGAACAGTATAAAATCATCACAATACCTGATATAGTCTTTTATGTGCCATTTATGTTTAAGATATTGGTCAAGTTCATTAAGATACAAATTCCCTATCCATTGACTCGTATAATTGCCGATCGGGATATTAACACCGCCGCCTGAACTATAGATTATGTCATGCAGTAGCCATAAGGTATCTTTGCATTTGATTTTCCTTTTTACGATATCATATACAACATCGTGTACCATCGACGGGTAGAATTTTGATATGTCACATTTTAAGCAGTATTTGTTACGTCTTACATATTCCATAGTCCTAATGCTGCCGGCATGAATGCCTTTGTTTTTTCTGCACGCGTACGAATCATTTATAAATAATCCTTCCCATATGGGTTCGACCACATTCATAAGCGCATGCTGCACAACGCGATCCGGGTCAAACGGTAATATAAATATTTCTCTTTTTTTGGGTTCGTGAATTGTTTTTGTGCGGTATGCCGCCGTGCAAAATGTCTTATTTTTTAATATACCCTGGATACGGCGTAACCGTTGTTCTGCTTCACCGTCAAAATCTTTAATAGCCTTTTGCCAGGTTTTACCTTTTCTGGCATTTTTGTATGCAAGCTCCAGGTTATTCATGTCTACAACCTTGTCAAATAAATTTCCATGTCGTTTCATCTTTTTTAATAAGACAACGGGATTTCGGAGTCCCTACTAACCCATTGTCCCCTCCTTCTTGTATTTTGCCGGGGATACCCCGCGACAAGGCCGACGAATCCAGCCAGGAGTATCACTCAAACCTGTATCCGCTGCGAACTGCCCCGCGATATTCGAATTCGCATTCCAGCGCCAATTATTCGCATTACGAGCCTGAGAACCTGAATTCAGCCCGTTATTCCAATTCGCGCCTGCAATCAGCTCACCATGATTCGCCAGCCTGTAAATATTTTGCCGTGTTACGTTCATTTTCGTTTTGCGTCCGCCGCGAACCGCCCCGCGANANNCGAANNCGCAGCCCAGCGCCAAGTATTCGCAT